GTCGCTCGCGGCGAGGACGTGTACCTTGCAGTCCATCCCGGGAACGGACGGCACCGACACCAGTAGGTCGGACGACAGCGGCAGGATCCCGAAGTCGGCAACGCGGACGCGCTTTTCGGCGTACCCCATCAGAACCTCCCCGGGACGAGCTTCCCGGCATGCTGATTCGACCCGACCCCGTACCGCATGCCCGCCACGTGGGTCCGGCCCGCCTTTTCGTGGCTGGTGCGGATCGCGTACTCGATCGCTTCCTGTGCGTGGACCGGGAACCGGCCCGCCCACACGTGCTCGACCTGTTCCTTCATCGGCCACCGGGCATCGATGTTCACGGACGGCAACAGCTCGTAGAGCAACTTCAGGCCGTGGCGGGCACCCTTGCCCTTGCCACCGCCGCGCACGATCTTCCCGGTAGCCTCGCTGCGGCCGACGCGGCGCCACACGCCCCGGACGTCGCCCTTCTTCGTCTTCACGGTCCCGATGAACGTCCCGCTGCTGTCGGCGAGTTGCGCCTTCGGCCACTTCGACGGGCGGGTCATCGCTGTAATCGTCGGCCGGGGCGCGCCGGGACCGACCATCGGCACCGCGACATCGTGGCCGCCCTTCCCGGTCTTCATGCCGCCCAGCACCTCTAGTACGGAGATGTTGAACTCCGACCCCAGCACGAGGCTCAGGTCGTGCTTCGTGGACCACTTCGCGTTGATGCCCAGGCGGTCGAGGTTGGTCCGGATCGTGAAGATGCGCTGGACGTCCGACCGCATGTAGGCGAGCGCGTCCTTCCCGGTGGAGTTCATCGCGAACGACATCGCGAACGGAACCTGCCGGACGAATTCGCGCAGGCCTTCGACGAAGGGTGCTGTGTCCACGCGGATATCGAAGCCGTTTCCCATCGTCACGCCGGGTTGAGAATGCTGTATCGAATCTCGCTCGTCGTGACGGCGCCGGCCCCGAGATTCTTGATGTGGAATATGACCTGACCGGCAGAGATATCGATCCACCCCTTCACCGGGAACGAGTTGGCTCCTCCAGCGTTGACGATTTCCCAGTCGACGTGCGAGGCCTCAGCGATCATCGTGTTGTATTCGATGATGATGACCTCGTCCCCAGGGCTTCCAGCCGCTGCTGGGGTTCCGCCCGCAATGGTCCGAGACGACGTGTTCTCGCCACTACCAAGGGTGACGCGCTGCGCCGTCAGTTCGCCGCGGGGACCGCCCAGGTCCGCGGTGTACCCGGCTCCGGTGGCGGGATTGCCTCCAACCTTGACCGAACCGACGAACTGCACCGCGCCCGCAACGGGGTCCACGCTGCCAGTTGCCCCATCTCCATCGAAAGCGACTCCATCGGACCCGTTCGGGTTGCCGCCGAAGTAGGTCTTGCCCTTTATGTGGATACCGCCGGTGGCGGCATCGATTCGCACGCCCAGCGCTTGGTTCGTCGCGTCGCCGGTCGGTGCTGTCGCGCCGGCCCCGAAGCCAATCGTGTCGGGCGTCGCGACCTTCACGTTCTTGCCGCCCAGCACGAGCGAGCGCGCTGCCAGCAGCGAGAGAATGTTGTTGACGCCACCCGCGATGACCGAGTGCATTGCATCGGTCGCATTGTCCGTCCCGCCCAGGATGACGGAGCCGATGGACCCAACGACGTTCCGGTAGCCGCCCAGGACCAACGAGGCCGCGTACTTCACGCGGGAGTCGATCGCCGCGATGACCGCCCGGTCGTGCGGCGTGGTGACGACCTGCGTATCGGCCGCTGCGGAGTAGATCCCCTGCACGCGATTCAAGAGCGCGAGCCACATCTGGTTGCGCAGCGCCTTGTTCAGGGTCCCGCCCAGGCCCTCGACGACCGCGGCGATCTCCTCCTGAACCGTGTTCAGCCAGTCGTTGGAGACCTCCGTGCCGTTGTGCTGGCCCGGGTCCGGGGCCTTGAAGTAGCCGGGCGTTCCCGGGGTCAACGGGGTCGGGCAGGAAGCCGTGTTCGAAGGGGTATCGATCCGGTGCATGGCTCACTCCTCTCAGGCGCCCGTCCACCAGATGGCGGTGTGGGCAGGCTTGTACTTCTCGAACGCCAGGCGGATGCGCACCGCCAGGTCATCGAACGTCACGATCGGTTCGCCGGCACGGTCGCCGGCCCTCCACCGCGTGATGTGCGCTAGGATGGACACGGACCAGACGTAGGGAATGCTCGTGTCGGTGACGTCCGCGACGACGCCCATCGCCGTAGCCAGGCCCTCAAAGTAGGCGGCGGACTGCCCTCCCTGCGCGGCCAGTTTCCCGACCAGCACGACCCGCCGGTCGGACTCGGCCGTGGGGTAGTAGGCGAACTCGGGCAGGCCCATGACGCGCTCCCAGTCGGGCAGCATCCCCGCGGCCGTCGTGGTCGCCGGGTCCGCCTCCTCCACCAGCGCCGCGGCCCGGTTCTGCACCCGGACCAACTCGTCGGCCAGGCCCTGCAGCAACCGCGTCAGGCGGCGGGCCGGGTCGCGTGTCCACACCAGGCCGCGGGGGAGCAAGTCCTGCAGCACCCGCAGGAAGTCGTCGTTCGTGGCGATCCAGATCGTGCCCATCTCAGGCCTCGTTGATCGTGACCCCAGCGTCCACGATGGTCGGGTACGCGTTGCTCGCCAGCACGACGTCGGCGAGCGGGCCCCCGCCGTCGACATCCAGCAGGTCGAACGTATCGATGCCGTCCGCCCGGCCGATTGCATCGAGGAGGCGCGAGTTCTCGACCAGCCAGCCGTCGGCCGAGAAGTCCAGTTCGGCGCGGGCCCGGAACTTCGCCTGCAGTTCGCGCCGCACGTTCGTCGTCGCCTGCTCGGGCGAAAAGCCCGGCAGCAGGCTCGCGCTCATCTCGATCGCCACCGGGTGGTCGGTCGGGACGACGGTGGTCACCGCGGCCGTGACGAGAGTCCGAGCGGTGATGGTGGCCTGGACGGCCGTCCGCGACGGCTCGGCCGGAAGGACCGACCCGTCGTCGTTCGCGTCGATGATCGTGAACAGCACACGGACTTGGCCGAGAGGAACGCCGTCGGCGAACGCCTGCGGCCACACGAGATCCACGCCGGCCACCAGGCGGGCCCAGGCGACGTAATCGGACGCGGCGCCCCCCTGCGGCGGGTTCGCCAGGCGCTGCAGCAGGCGGTCCAGCAGCGACGCGTCGGACTCGATGTCCAGGCCGCCGGAGATTCCCGGGGCGACCAGGGGGCACGTGGCCACGACGCCGGCAGGAGGCGACACCAGCAGCAGCGCCGCGTCGGTTGCCCAGGGGAAGCCGGCCGACCCGCCTGCGACCATCGCCCGGACGGTCACCGCCACCGGCGGCGGGCTGGACGAGGCCCAGTGGTAGTTGCCGACGACCTGGTACTCAGTGCCATCGACCCGCTGCAGCACCGTCCCGTCCACCAGGTCGGAGCCCGCCGCAGCCGTGACGCTGATGATTCCGGCCGCCTTCGCAGCCGGTGCCCGGGTCACGCCGAACAGCCGGGCCCATCGTTCGAGTTGCACGCCCTCAGCGCGGTCGGGGATGACCTGCTGTGCGATCCACTGCTGGTACAGGTACAGGCCCCAGGTCACGCCAGACAGGACGTGCGCCAGCACGAACGCCAGCGACCTGGGGATGAGCGCGTTGGTGTTCCCCATCCGCGCGTTCATGTCGCCCTTGATCCGGTCGATCAGTGCGGGCAGGGTCGGGATCGCGAACGCCATCGCAGCACCTCATGCAGCCTAGAGGAACGACGACCACAGGTCCGGGTACAACACCGCTTTCTTGGATCCGTCGCACCTGGTCACGACGACCTGTAGGGCGACCTGCCCGAGGTCCTGACGTTCGACCGACACGTCCACCCGGGCCGCGATCCCAGCGTCGACCATCCACGCCAGCGCCTCGGTGGCGAACTGCTGGATCTGCAGGAGCGTGGTCGGGTTGACGGGCGAGCGGGCCAGCAACCACAGTTTCGAACCGAAGGAATCGCCCGTGAACGTGTCCGCCCACCAGCCGCCGCGGTAGACCGGGTCGCCGCTGGTGACTGACAATTCGTCGTCGGGGCCCGCCCGGCGGTCGCTGAACAGGCTGAGCCACACGAGTTGGTCCAGGGAGACCGGCGGCAGGCTCGGCGACCACGGGACGAGTTCGAACCAGCCCGCGCCGATGTCCAGGAGCGCCCCGTCGCCAGTGGCCGACCAGGTGGTCGCGCTCTCAGGTTCGACCACCCGCGGCGCCAGGAAGTCGCCGGTCCGGATCGCGACGAGGTTGCCCTGGAGGTCCGCGAGCGTCGCGGGGCAGGTCGCGCGGTAGGACTCGACGGTGGTCAACTCGGGCAGGACGGTCAGCGACGCCCTGGAACCGACCAGCGCGACGGCCGTGACGACGACGACGGCACCAGCAGCGAGGGGCTGGACGGTCCAGGAACCCGGGGCGCCCACGGTCGCGGGATCGGGGGTGGTGTCGAAGTCCACAGTGACGATTCGGCCGGCGCCAGCGACGGCTACGACGTTTGGCCGCTCGGCGGTCGCCGTCCAGGAAACGATGGTCGTTCCGAGCGCCTCGCCTTCAGCACCAAGCACGCCCGACACCGTGACCCGATAGGCCTTCCCCAAGGTCCCCTGAGCGGCGAGACTGAGAAGGATGGTCAGAGCGACGGCCGAGCCCGGCGCGGGCGTGCCCTCGGCGACCGAGGCGACCGCGATGGCAGCCCCGCCGTCCGTCGCATCCAGGGTATAGGAAGCCAGGAGGAGCGCTCCGGAGCCCGGTGGAATGTCGAAGGTCAGGAGGACGTGGGTTGGATCCGGCTGGGAGGCCGAGGCCAGGTTCAGCGTCCGGACGACCGGGTCCATACCATTGAAAGCCCCGAAGTTGAGGGCGATCCCTACGTCTGCCATGGAGCGCTCCTATCAGACCCAGGACCCGTCGCGGGAAGCCTCGCGAGGCCAGCCCATGCCATTCCAGAACCAGCGGGTCCCATCCCCGGAGACCGTACCGTTCGCCGCCCCGTAGTAGACGAATTCGTCGAGGAAGCCGTGGCAGTTCCCAGTGACCTGGTTCATCATCGGGACCTGGGGACCGATGTACCCGCCGGCCGGGCTGGTCATCGTGACCGCGCCATTCGAGGTTCCGGAACCGGAGCGCCCCCACCCGGCGTAGGCGTTCTGCCAGCCGTCCAGCGTGACCTTCGGCACCAGGCAATAGATCCCGGCCAGCCAGCCCCACCAATCCCAGTCGTAAATCGAGGAGGCGCCCTCGGAGCAAACCGCGCACTGATACTTGTAGTCCGGGAATCCGGAGGCCGGGACCAGGGCTCCGGCGTAGAGGCCAGCCACGTGGTTCCCGCCTCCGGAACGCCCCGCATAGATCAGGGCCCCGGGGCGGAGGCCTGCGATCCCGGAGGTCAGGACGAGGGCCATGGTATTCGGGGAGACCTGGTTTCCCTGCTTGATGCTTCCGTTCCTCCAGTCGGCCAGGGACGCGCCGAAGTAGCCCGCCACGTTCCAGCCGCCGGTCGGAGAGCAACAGACGTACAAGCCAGCACCCAGGGATCCGAAGCCGGCCAGCGCTCCGGTCGTCGAGCGGTACCCGACGAAGACCTGCATCTTCGAGCCGTCCGCCCAGCCGTTCGCCCATTCCAGGACCAACCAAGAGCCGTTCGGCGGGGAGGTATCGGAGGTCCATCCGGCGTCGGAGAAGGGCGGCGAAGCCCCGGCCGTCCCGGCGGAGCAAGCGACGATGGAGATCTTCCCGGCCATCCCCCCGGAGAGGAGGGCGGTGACCGCCTTCCAGATCCGGAAGACCGGCCCGGCCAGGTATGAACCGATCGGGATATTCACCCAGGCGTTGTAGGCCATCTTTTCCTCACTTCGCAGTGACCTTGGTCGTGCCCCCGTCGGCGTCCGCAGGGACTGCCGGGAGGGGTGATGCTGGAATGAACGTCAGGGTCCCCCCGGTGGGCGAGGACGTGGCCGCCGTCAGCGCGGCCAGGATGTCGGTCATGAACGTCTTGAGCGCCGGCCACTTGGCGATCGCCGCGTCGGCGGTCTCCCCCAGCCGGACGTCCGGGGACTTCACCTCGACGATCGGGGCCTCGACCAGGATCCGGTCCCGCTTCAGCGTGATCCGCTGCCCCTGGTCGTCGTGGATGCAGACCTCGCCCTTCGCGAGGCCGGTGACGCGGTACCGGCGGTCGGCCACCACGATCGCGACCGGGTGGTCGGAGTTGCCGCCCAGGTCGATGACGATAGCCTCGGCGCCCCTACCGTCCGCGGGAGCGTCCTGCACGCGCGAGGTGATGCCGTAGGGCTCGAAGTGCTCAACGTCGTCCCGGACGTCGCCCTCGAACACCGTCACCTGGATCGTCCGCATCCGGCGGGCCTCGCCGTCGTCCGGGACCAGGTTCACAACCGCCCTGTTCGAATCGCTCATCAGAATGCACTCGCATTGGGGAACAGGCCGATGCCGCCCTTTCCTGCCTTCGTCTTCTTCGGGAGTTCCGGTTCGTAGGCACCGGGGGGCGCCAGCGAGAGCCGCGTGATCTGCCCCTCGCCGATGCTCAGGCTGTATGCGACGCTCACGGACAGCAGCATCGCGTCCACGCCGATCACGGGGTCCACCACCTTGCACAGGCGGTTCACGTCGTAGACCTGGCCCTGGTCGTCGCGCCAGCCGGCGACGGTGATTTCGACCTGGCAGGAGCGGCCGGCGCGGGTGACGGCCTCCCAGTTGGCCCGCCACTTGGCCCGGGCCTTGTCCATCTGCTTCTCGCCCTTGATCACCAGCAGGCGATACCGACTGATGACGCCCAGGTCCTCGACGCGGCTTTCGACCCCGGCCGCAGACGTGCCCCAGTTGTCGTCGTCGCCGGCCGTCTGCGCCTTCACGATGTACTCGGTGAAGCGACCCGCGACGTTGGCGCGCAGGGACGAGGACAGGATGTTCCCGGGGTGCGCGAACGTCGGGCCCGACTGCGAACCCACACGGGTCAGCAGGAGCTTCCCGTCCCGGGTGTCGGTGACGAGCAGGCGTTGCTCGCGGCAGACCTGCTCGATCACGTCGAAGGCCTTGGCTCCGATCTCGGCCTTGTAGCCGCGGGGCAGAGGCTTCAGATCTGCGACGTCCGTAATGACGTCGACGTGATAGTCGCTGCAGACGTCCCGGGCGATCTGGAGGACCGTCGCGCGGTTGTGCCCCCACTGCTTCGGCTTCGACCTGGAGGCCACGCACGAGCAGTCGATGATGTCGGAGGTTCGGGACCGGCCCGAAATCGAAACGGCGTGCGACTTGGCGTCGTGGGCGAGCTGCACGGCGTCGACGTACCCGGTGACGATCACGTCGTCCCCGATCAGCACGCGGCACGGGTCCCCCGGGTGGACGTGCACCGGATTCGGCTGGCCGGGCCAGGTGTCGGTCAGGCTCACGCTGAACTGCGCGGCGGCCTGCTCGATGGACCTCTGGATGGACACGGTCAGCCAGCCCGCGTGCTGGATGTCGCCCACCTCGATGTACGCCTTGTTCGGGTCGCGCGTCATGCAGTCAGCACCCTCAGTTCGCCCGCCACCGCAGACGGGTCGGACAGGCCGTTTCGGGTCACGATCTCGACGGCGCGGGTGGCGTCGCCGTACAGGTCGAATGCCAGCGCCAGCGCAGGCCTGGGTCGGGGGACGATGAGGGGCCGCAGCCGGGGCAGCGCCACTGCCTCGTCGCTGATTGCCCCCACCATCACGCCCTTCAGGTCCAGCAGCGCGGCGTACAGGTCCGCATCGACAGTCCAGAGGCAGGCGACGTCCAGTTGAGCGGCCAGGCTGTCCCGGACGTCCACCGCGTCATCCCACGTGACGTAGGTGTCGCTGGTGGCCGCGGCAGCCGCCTGGGCCAGCGCGGACGGGAACAGCAACAGGTCGAGCGCCGCGGCGTTCAGAGCAAGCGTCGCGGAGGTCCCGGACGACGGACCCGCCACGGCCGCGGCCTGCGACGCTTCGAACGACGGCTGCAATGACGAGGCGATGGCGCGCAGGTCTGCCGCGCTGGTGACCGTGGCGAACGTGGTCTGCCAGGCGTCGACGGCCGCGGCAGGGTCGCCCGCGAGCGTGGCAGCGCCAGCGGCGATGGCGTCCACCGCGCCCTTGAACGCCTCGGCCGCGCCGCGGTCCGACAGTTTCCCGGCCAGTCCCGACAGTGACGCCGCCCTGGCCGCCTGGTCAGCCGCCGCTCGGGCGCGCACTTCCTGGGGCTGGCCCTCGGACCGGTGCAGGGCGGTGTACACGACCGCGCTGGATGCCGTGACGGCCGCCGCCTTCGCCAGCGCCGCGACCGTCTGGAGGACCCCGATCGAGTAGGCGGCCCCGGCCTCGACGAAATCGAAGGTGAACTCGACGACATTGACGCCCTGGTCCACGGATTCGCGGACGGACAGCGAGTCGCACCGGGCCTGGACCAGGCCGAGGGTCGGGTGCATCAGCGGCCCGGCCCCTTCCTTCTCGCACGCGGCGATCATGCGGTCCCGGATCGCGGGGGCCAGCTCGCCGCAGACGAAACCTTGGAGTTTCCACTTGCGCGTCTTGCGGCCCATGTCGTCGAAGGACGGCTGGTCGCGCTGGGGGTATTCGTGCACCACCAGGCGCCGGCCCGCCTCGCGGCCGACCTCTCGCGCCTCGAACGGGATGTAGCGCCAGGCGGCAGGCTTCAGGCTGGTGGGGAGGCTGACCATCAGCGGCCTCCCATCTTCAGGAAGGGCATCCTATGGCCCGTGTCGACGTGCGTCTGGAGTTGCATGTGGCCCGCGATCTGCTCGGTCTTGGCGATGGCGCGCAGCCCCTCGTCGAGCAATACCTGGACCGTGACAGTCCCCTGCATCGCCTTGGGAACCGACATGCCCTGGTCACCGAAGATGGCCTGGAGTGCTGGATTGCTCTGCAGGTCGGTCCAGAAAGCGACGTCCTTCCTGGAGGTGCCCATGCCGGCCTCGCCATACACGCGCTGGCGGGTGCCCTCGTGACTGTTCCGCACGTTGTCCCCGGCGTCGGCGTTGGTCTTCTTCCAGTTCTGGAACTCGTCGAACTCGTCCAGCGCCTTCCGCCACAGGTAGTAGGCCGCGGTCCACGATCCGACCGCGACCGTGAGAGCGCCCATCGACGAGCCGATCACGCCCGCGGACGCGGCGGACGCACCGAACGCGGTAGCGATGGTGGTGGCAGCGACGCTCACGGCAGTCACGCCGGACACGAGTTGGGAGCCGACCCAGACGGCGCCGATCACCTTGATCGCGGTCCCGACGTCGTCCAGGTGGTCCACCAGGAATCCGGAGACCCTGGCGCCCGTTTCGAGTGTGGTGACGAAGAACTTTTCCAGTTGGGTCTTGTTCGCCGCGAGCCAGTTCCCGACACGCTCCAGGCCCTTCCAGAACTTCTCCACGTATTCGGTCACCTTCGTTGCGATGATCGCTCGGTTGCTGACGAGCCATTCCTTCGCCCGGTCCAGGTAGCCGGCCAGCACCGGGGACAACTCGGTCCCGATCGCGTTCCCCACGCCCATCAGCGCGAACTTGGCCCGCGTCCAGGAGCGTTCGAACTTCTCAGCCGCTTCGAACCCCTCTTCGGTGACGCCGCCCAACCGGGCCTGCTCTTTCGTCATGCCCAGCAGCGTCGGCAGGCCGTCATGCAGGGCCTTGTTCATCGACGCGCCGCCACGCCCGAACGCGGCCACCGCCATGGCGTTCCGGTCGTTCGCGTCCTTGGCTTTGTCCAGCGCCCGGTACATCAGTTCCAGCGCTTCGGAGTTGGACTTCGCGTGCTGGATTTGCTTCAGGAGCGGCGACCCGGCGAAGGACTTGTAGAACTCGCCCTGGTGATGCCGAGCCTCGGAGATCTGTCGCGTGAACCTGGTCATCGACAGGTTGAACGTATCGGTGTCGACGCCCAGCATCTTCGTGGCATAGGACCACTGCTGGTACTCGTCCCGGGCCATGCCGGCGACGAAGGCAGCCTCCTTGATCCCACCCACGTATTCCGCCCAGCGCCTGGTCAGTTCGACCGTTACGGCGGTGACTGCACCGATGACCTCCACCGCACGAACGCCGAACTCTGCGATGCGAGCGATGCCTTCCCCGATCTTGTCGTTGACCTTGCCCAGGGCCTCGACCTGGCGCTTGTGCGCCTCGGTGCGCTCCCTCCCGGCCCGCTCCTCCATTGCAGCCAGCTTCTCGGTCATGGTTTCGGTGCGGTGGTGAACGCTCTCCGCTTCCCGAGCGGCGTCAGCGCGCCCCTTCGCGATCAGGTCGTCGATCGGGGCCCAGCGGCGCGCCTTCTCCTCGGCCTCCATCCGGTCGAGCTTCCCCAGCACCCCGGTCGCATCGAACCGGCGGTTGAGGCCGCTGACCGAGGCATCGTCGGCCCGGCGCTGGGCGGCAGCGATCTTCCCGATGGTGCTGTTGATCTCGCCCGACGCCTTATCGATGGCGCTGATCGTGACGGAGATCGGAAAAGTGGGGGCGCTCACGGTTCACCCCTGTGTCGCTGGGTCTCCTCCTGGGCGTCCCGGAATGCGGTCATCCAGAAGCGGAGCCGGCGTGCTGTCAATCGTTCGATGGTGCCGAGGGGCTGCTGCTGGCGGAAGGCGAATGCTCCGGCAACCGCTCGCCAGTTGCGGGGCCAAGCACCAAGAAAGGGCCCATGGCCTTGTCCAACTTGGCGAAGTCGGCCGGGCGCAGGTGCCGCAGCGAGTCCAGCAGGAGTTCCTTCCCCTCGGGCGTCCGGTACAGGCGCTGCATCAGCATCAGGGACCGCAGCGTCTTCTTCTCGACGTCCTCCACCTCGATCAGGTCGTCGATCTCGACCTCGCGGGAGATCACCAGCGCGGAGACCTGCTGGCCGAAGTCGAGGATGGGCTTGTCCAGGGTCACAGTGACGGGCTGCATGCTCAGACCTCCAAGCAGGACAAGGCCTCCAGCGACACATCCACGGTGCCGTCCTCGGCCGCGTACTTGAGCTGGTCAGCGGTCGAGGCGCCGGTCGCGACGAACGAGCGGCCGTCGGCGAAGGTGCCCTCGGCGCGGATGTTCCGCAGCGCGGACAGCACCGACAGCAGCACGTCCCGGGTGACGATGATCGTCGCGTCGATCTTCGGCACGACGGGCGTGACCTTGTCCCCGGCGACGCCGCCCATGCCGACCAACTTCTCGGTCTTCTCGGCACCGAACGTCACGGACAACTTCGTGCAGTTGTAGACCTTGTTGTCGAGCCGCAGGGACCCCTTGCCAGCGATGGTGATTCCGGTGGGCATGGGATGGACCTCCTAGGCCGCCAGGTCGGCGGGGCTGTACTGGAGACGGAATTCCGCCAGGGCGTTCATGTTCATCAGGCCGTTGACCAGGTCCGGCGGGAAGTAGACGTTCACCACCGTCGGGTCCCCGGCGGGGTTCCCGTCGGTGTCCCGCGTGACCCGGATCAACTTCGAGAAGACCGCCGAGTTCTCGACGATCGCCAGGCGCTCCCAGCCGACGTACAGGTCGATCAGCGCGTTGCGGATCGAATTGCAGTTGACGCAGTTCGTGCCCGGCTGAATCGGCATGTCGTTGTCGACCAGCTTGACCCGGCTGTAGGCGTTCGAGATGTAGTTCCCCATCTCGGTCAGGATGAAGTCGAGGGTCGCCGGGGTCGTGATGTCGCGATACGACTTGTCGGCCGCGCCGTACGCGTTCTTCGTGTAGGTGCTGATCGCCCGCTGGATGCGGACGTTGCCGGCAGGGTCGATCAGGGGGGTGGTGATCCCGTTCGCCAGGATCTGCTCGCGCTCGGTGTAGTTGAACTGGTCGGCCGGACTCGGGGCCAGCACGCCCTGCAGGATGAGCGTGTTCAGGGGCCGGGCCGGGTCGTTCCGGATGGACGGGGCGATGGCGCCCGCGAAGGCCGCGGCGATCTCGCACGGGGGCGTCGGGCTGGCCTCGATCCCGAAGATGCTCACGTGCGGGCTGTTGTCCGTGGACAGGCCGTACAGGGTCGCCGCCGTCGAATTCAGGGCGCTGTACACGTGCCCGTAGACCTGCTTCTGCGGGCCCCAGCGACCCGTCAGCGAATCCGCAAACTCGGTCGCAAGCAGCGTGATGGGCAGGCCCGTGCCCTTCGTGCTGTAGGGACACACGACGAACGAGTACCGGCGGTCGCCCATGTTCGCGATGGCGGTCGTCAGCGACGGGTCGTTCGCGCCCAGGATCGTGCCGTTCGACGTGCTGGTCGTCGAGGCGTTGCAGGCCGGGGCCGTCGCGTTGTTGCCCTGGTAGGCCAGCGCCAGGTCCGTCCAAGCCAGGCCGGTCGGGTAGTACTGCGCGACCACGCCCACCGGGTACTGCTCGCCGGACGCGCTGCCCAGGTAGTTGACCCGGAAGTCGATCTGGTTGCTGAGCGAGCCCTTGTTGCGGGCGAGGAACGTGACCGTGCCGGACGAGTTGGTGGCCGTCACGGGGAACGTCGATCCCGCCGCGAACGCCGCGGCCTCGTTGATCCCGAGGGCCGCCGCGATGGCGTCGCCGATGGAGGTGGCCGTCGAGGCCGGGGTCACATTGATGACGAGCCGCTGGCCAGCGATGTACAGGTACAGCGAGCCGTACCCGGGGGTGCCGGTGACGACGAACTTCAGGGACAGCGCCGCCGCCACGCCCGTGCCGGAATCGTCCACCGGAAGCGCCCACAGTTCCGCGAAGGGATCGTTGGCGAGGTACGCCGCGATGGCCCGGGCGAGTTGGCTGCCGGTCCGGAACAGGGCGTTCGCCGTGCCCGTCGACAGGACCTTGACGGGCACGTTCGCCACGTACCCGGTTCCGAGCGCCTGCCCGATGACCAGCGACGGCCGCGCGGTCGCGCCACCCGCGGCCTTGGAGTTGGATACTTCCGCCCGGAACGCGGGCTGGATCGAAGCAGCGATCAGGTTGAAGGAAGGTCCGGACATGCTATTCCTCCACGGGCCCGGTGGCCCTGGCATCCGTCTCGTTGGGTTCGGCGACCGGAACGGCCGGGTCGCACAGGATCACGTCCCCACGCGACAGGCGACGCCACCAGTAGGGGTGTTCCATGACGGCCGCGGGCTCGTCGGGCAGGAATCCGTAGGGCGGCTCCGGCCGGCGGATCTGCCGTCCTTCGGCCGGTCGGATCAGCAGCATGCGCAGTTCCACGATTCAGCCCTCCTCATGGTCGAGGACGGGACGGTCGGAGACGTCCGCGCCGATCGGATGCGCGCTGTGCGTGTCCACTCGGATCGATTCGAGGTCCGGAGGCATCGGCGTTCCACCCTGGCCCGGCCCGGGCGGCGTGCCTTCCGGGGCCTGCGAGGTTGCGTAGGGGAACTGGACCGAGTAGTGCAGTTCCACGACGATGCCCACGTGGCCCAGGAGCGTGCCCGAGGAGTCGTCCAGTCGCTTCGCCGAGTCGATCTTCTCCACCGACTCGAACGCGCCCAACCACTCCGCGTCGCCGGCCAGGGCGTCCAGGATCTGCGACTCCATGATGTCCAGGTCGGCTGCCAGGGCCGCCTCGTCCCCATCCTCGTTGGCGACATCCCCGACGATCGCCAGGCGCTCCGTGTGCTTGGCCAGGAACGTGCCCATGCTCCATCGGTCGTCGGTGGCGCCGAGCGACGTCACAGTGATGGCCGGCAGTTCGTCGGTTTCGAGATTGGCGCGGCGCGAGTTGAACACCCGGTCGGCGGCAATCGTCTTGCCGGCCAGGCGCGACACCAGGTCGGTTCGAATTCCGGTCGGGCTGAGGGTCGGCCGCGCCACGTCAGCCCCCCTTCACGAGTTGGAGTTTGACGGACCCGTGGCCGTTGTCCTGGGTATCCGTGACGCGATAGCGGACCGGGGCGGCGTAGGTACCGTCGGCCTGCTGGAGTTCGATCGCGACGACGTCCCGGGTCTTCGGGGTCACGGGCAGGTCCGCCGCATGGATGTCCACCGTGGGGTCGGTCGAGGCCACAGCCACGGAGCCTTCGCCGTCGGCGACAACTTCCTGATGCGGTGCGAAGAAGATGCCGGTGCAGGTGCAGGCGCCGCCGTCAGGATCGAGCGTGACGCGGCAGTCCGAGAGCACGTCTCGGATCCCCTTCTCCGCTCTTTCCACCAGACGCGCCCACATCACGTTGCCCCATGGGATTTCAGCGGCTCCAGGCTCACGCCTCGGGCAGGTCCTGGTACCGCACGCGCACCGTGAACGTGGACCTCGCGGTCTCGACGGCCGCGGTGGTGATCGTGATCGCGCCATTGGTGGCGATCCCAACCGACGCGATCGGCTGGTCGTTCCCGCTCACCGGGATCGGCGCCGACAGCACCGGGTTGGCCGCGGTCACCAGGTCAGGGTCGGCCGCCGAGGAGCCGGTCGACGCGCCCAGGGCGACCACGACCGTCACGTCCTTCTCGTGGGAACTGTCCTGGCCGAACTGCTCGAACAGCGCCTCGACGAACTCGTCCAGGTTCTCGACGGCCGCAAACGACTCCGGGGCGCCCTCGGGCATCCGCAGCCCCACCAGTGCGCCGCCCTTGCCGAGCGCCAGCGACAGGAGGTCCGCGGCCGGGACCGCGGCGTCGGCCTTGCCGAGCGAGGTGATGGACCCGGTGGACAGCGCGACCGTGACGACGCCGCTGGTGCCGCCGCCCGTCAGGCCCGTTCCGGCCGTCACCTGGGTGATGTCCCCGGTGACCGACGACAGCGCGTCTTCCAGCAGGACCAGGTCGCACGTCGTGTCGGCCGTCGCGGCGGCGGCGCAGGCCTTCGCGACCATCGGGCCGGTGTAGGCCGTCGCCACGTCGGTGAAGCCCGCGGCGTTGGTGTCGAACATCAGGCCGGCACCCTCCGACCAGTTGGTCCCGGGAACCTTCGGGGCGTCCTTGTTGCGGCAGCACGTTTCCAGCGCGAAGGGCTCACCCTCGGCCGCCTTCTCGATGACGAAGCCGCGGATCTCGCCGACCTGGTAGAACTGGCCGGCCACGACGCCGCCGAACGGGGCGATCAGGGTCAGCGGCGAGGAGTCCATCGTGCGGGCGTTCATGTTCATCCTCCGTCCGGGTCAACCCCGGGTCGCGCACCTTGTCAGCAGCCGATCGGCTGGGATCACGCCTCGCCCTTGTTCCGGGCCACGCCGCGGAATTCGACCGCCTTATGGACCCAGGAGTGGTCCAGGATCCAGGAGATCGCCAGCGTCTCGGGGTCGACCACCATGCGGAACATCGGCTCCTGGGCGTTCTTCAGCACGGCCTCGACGAAGCACTTCTGCGCCATGACCGAGGCCGTGTACCAAAACTTCGCCACATCCAGGCGCGGCTGGCAGATGTACTTCAGCGGGAGGACCCACTTCGGGACGCCGCCGCCGACCGTGTTCGCGTTGACCTGGTACGACGCGAACGTGTCCACAGCCGTCTCGTGGTCGCTGTTGAAGATGACGTGGCTGACGACCGCGTTCATCGGCCGGCCGGAGATGTTCACCTGCTTGCGGTGCAGCTTGCGCATCTTGCCGAGCTGCGCCACCGACGGGTCCGCGCCCTGGGAGGCGACGACGTTGGCGTGGGTCGCGTCGTACAGTGCCACGCCGCCGTAGGTACCGTTCATGAACTCGGTCCAGAACGAGTCCAGCCGCGCGTTGGTGTGGCCCTTCGCCAGTTCCTCGGCCGTCTGGCCGATGACGCCCAGGTCGTCGTTCTGCTGGTCCTCCCAGGACCACACGATCTTGCCCATGAAGCGGGAGGGCTTGAAGCCCTCGGCCTCCTCGGCGGTCTTCCACGGGGTCGGCTTTCCGCCCGCCGGGACCTTCTCCATCGTGCCCTGCAGGCCGAACCCGATCAGGGTCGACACGCGGAAGTCCGGCACGACCTTCGGGATGACCAGGTCGTTGAAGTCGATCGGGTACTCGGCCGACTTCTCCTTCAGGGACCTGTTCCCGACGCCCTCCATGGCGTTCGGCAGGTCCGACGGGGTCTGCATCCCCGCGGAGAAGCCTAGGCCCAGGGCGATCTTCGCGGCCTGCTGATCGGTCAGGCGACCGGTCACGCCCAGGGCGCTGGCGTAGGCCTTGTAGAGCTGCATGACCGAATGGTCGTGCAGGTCCGCGGAGGCGTCCGACGGCGCGCGGTTCATCGCCTTGTCGAACATCACGGCCGCGATGCCATCCCGCAACTTGTCGCGGGAGTCGCGGCCGGGCTTGATCTGCCCGGACACGCGGTCGGCCGACGTGTCGGCGGCGCGCTCGTTGATGACCCGATCCCGGAACGCGGACAGGTCCTCGTCGCTGTCGATGGCCGACGTGCCGACGGACGCGTCCAGGCCCATCGCCGCCACCGTCGCCAGGATGCCCTTCGTCCGGGCGCGCTCCTTCGCGGCCCCATCGTTCGCGCCGGCCGTCTTCGCGGCGGCCACGTCCTGCTCGGTCAGGGCCACGGGGGTCTCCGGGGTCTCGGTGGGCTTCGGCATCTCGGCCTCCTTCATGGCTGCGGTTGCGGCGCCCTCGACTTCCTGAATCGGGGCGGCGGAAAACTCCAGAACGGTCCATTCGTCCACGAACACGTCCGGCGGTTGATCGGTGTCCGGGTACTCGACCACACGGACCTTGTCGTACCGCCAGCCCTGGGAGATGCCGCGGCTGTAGCCGTTGGCCACCAAGAACGCGCCCTGCTGTTCGGCCGGCCGCGCGGCGATCGGGTCGGGGTTGAAGGGGATCAGGCGGATGGTCGCGGTGCCCTTGCCGACGGGCGACAGCATGACGCTGGCCGGCTTGCAGTTGCCGATCACGTGCTGGGGTTCGATGCCCAGGGCGCCGTTGTAGCCCTTCGCCTGCGGATGGTTCCACAGGAACGGGGCGCCGGAATTGGCGCGATCCAGGTGGCAGCCGACCGGGTTGAAGTGCAGCACGTACTTGTCGCCGCAGCAGTCCCGCCGATCCAGCGTCAGGCCGTCCAGCCACACGATGTCGATTTCGTTCGACTCGGCATTGAACGACCCGGGCACCATGGCCATCGCCATGCTGTCGGTCGCGGGCAGGTCGAGCGGCTTGCGGAACGTGGACACGCGGCCCCTCCGTCTGTTGCAAGCGTCAGGGCAGTTCGGTCTGCGATCAACCTGTCCACCGTCAGGCGGCGGGAGCGGGGGCACGGGGGGCGGTCTGCAACATGCCGTTCTGAGTGACCTTTCTGGTGTCCGCGTCGCTGACCAATTTGGCACCATCCAACGCCTCAGCAACACGCTTCGCGGATTCGATCACCTTCGCAAGGTTCCGACCGCGGGCGGCCAGGACGTCCTCCAGGGTCGTGACGACGGAGCGCATCTCCAGGAAGTCGGCCTTGATGGCCTCCACCCTGTCGTGCACCTCGCGCACCGGGTACTGCCACTCGACGACGGAATAGTCCTCGACCGCCCCCGTGAGAGCGCCCGATGCAACCGCAGCCTCGACGAACCAGCGAACGATGACCTGCAGGAACATCGGGACGATTCCCTGTTCCTGCCACGGCCGAACGTGCGCCTGGGCATCGTTGTCGCCGATCTGAGCTGAGGCGTAGGTGTACTGCGACAGGTCGCCCGACAGCGTGTAGTACGGCAGGTTCAGGCCGGCAGCGATCTTGTGCAGGATCTTGGTCACATACTCCGCGTAGCCGCCGACGGTAGCCGGCTGGTGGAACGAAATCTGACGGTCGCCGAACGCGTACAGGATCTGGCCGTCGCCCCATTCCTCGACCACGTTTCCATCTGCGTCCTTCACGGCGAACGCGGTGCGGTCGTCGGCGTCGTCGGCGTTGGGGTCCTCTTCGCCGCCGGCCACGATCGCGACCGTGTTGGACTCCCGCCACTTCCGGGTCAGCTCACTGTTTTCGTACTTGTCCAACTTCCACAACGACATGGCGACTGACGAGAGGTCGGGCACGCCGTGAATCTGATTCGGTCGGTCCTCGCGGTACAGGTGGGCGAGGTCGCTGTAAGGAACGCGCACCGATTCCAGGCGGGTTGCAACGATCGATCCGGGGTGGTCGCGATAGAACCAGACCGCGACGGGACGCCCAACGCCGTCGTACTCGACGCCGGACATGGTTCGACGGCCGGAATCGTCCGGGGGAACCTCCTTCGTCGTATCGACCTGGTCCTGCTCGTAGAGTTGGATCTGCAGCGGTACCGCCAGCGGCCGGCCGTCGAGGTCCTTGTCGGTGGTCTTGCGCCAGCGCCGTCGGCCCCACGCGGCGCCCGACGAGAATCGGGTTCGCTCTGCCAGTGTCTGCAGGCCCTCCCAGCCGGTGCGGTTGTGGGTGTAGCAGACGGGGGCCCATTTCTCGAACAGGTCATTCGCCTCTTTCTTGGCGAACACCGGCCAGATGCCTCGGCCGATGACCCGGGCAACGTGGGCGTCGATCGCCCGCTTTGCGTAGGGGCTGTTCTGCACCAGCTCGTGCGGCCGGTCGCGCAGCGCGGTTCCCGCGAGCGTGTACTCGGCGTTCGCGTCCCGGGGCGTGGTCGGCAAGCCACGCGTCTCGTGGGTGTGGCGGGCGATGTCGAACGAGGAGACTCCCGACAGCGCCATCAGCGCTCGTCCGGCGGCCTTCGCGACGGGTCGGGAAACGGCGTCCGGAAGCAGCGCCAGGTTGGCGACCGCGGCCATCTCCGCGCGACGGACGAACGAGCGACGGATGCTACTCATTCGGGTCCCCGCCTGGGCTGGAGATGAACGTCCTGGTGGCCCGGCGCTTTCGCCTGAGAATCTTGCGAGCTTGCTCCCTGGACAGCGCGGTCAGATCGGACGCCAACTGGTACGTGATCTGGCGGTCGGCGTAGCGCACGGATTGAAGGCCCGAGAACCGCAGGTCGTCCAAATCGTCGAGTCGTTCCTCGTCACGATCCGCCACTCGTCTTGCCTCATCTGCCCGAGGTCTGGGGTCGGGCACGGTCGCTTACAGGGTCGTTCCGTCCGAGCAGGCGATCAAGGCGTCCACCATCGAGGACCTGTTCGTCAGCGTCGCGATCTGCTCGACCTGGTGGCCGGCTTCGCTTCCCGTCGTTGCAGGCGCCGGAGTTCATCAGCCCCCGCAGGCGGCCTTCGATCTCGAGCACGCGGAAGCCGGCATACGAATAGGCGGCGGTGTCCAGGACGTGGTTGTCGTGCCGGTGCTGGACGTAGATGCGCTGCCGACGACCGCGCTTCGTAGTCACCCATTCTTCGTGCTCGCCGGTCAGTTGCTTGAACCATTCGTTGTCGCACCAGTCGCGCAACGGGAAGTGCCAGGTGTTCGGGCCCCCGGGACGCTTCGGATCCCAGTTCCGGAGGCACGCAAACAGGTTCTTCTTCGCGGGATCGGTGCCGACGATGCGGTACTTCGCCCCCCTGCGCTTCTCGTCGGTGCGGGCCTGGCGCTCCACGACGGGGCGTGGATGTGTGTGGTCGTCGCGTCCGAATATACCCACGACCTGGCGAGGGTTCCGCGACCGGGTGTACTTGTAGGCGTCGTCGGTTCGATGGCCGCCGAGGTCCACCAGCGTGATCGCGATCGGCAACTCGACTCCGTCCGCCCTTCGGAATCGCTCGCGCCGTAGGTCGTCGAGGTAATCCCAGTCGAAGCGGCTGAACTCGTCGGGCACTGGTCCGCCTGGGATGACTCGGTAGTCGATGGTCCACCGTTCGCCGGCCAACCCGTAGCCGATCACGTGGCAATCCAGGCGCTCGTCATGGACGTCCACAGCGCAGGTCAGGACGCGAATGCCCTCGGGAATCGCATCCTCCAGCCAGGACTCGCGTCTGGCCAGTAGCACATTGACTGGGACTTCGTCGGCGCCGGTCGGCTCGAATGGCTCCGCAAGGCTGGTGTTGCGGAAGATCCGCATCGGTTCCGGGTCGCCCAACTTGTAGGCGTCGGCCGCTAGCGCGTATTCCTTCGCCATGTCCTTCCACGACAACCACCCGGGCGGCGAGTAGAGCGACGACAGCCGAAAGCCGCGGTCCGGGCGATTGGGGTGCGCGTGAACCCAGGTCCCGGCCGCCAGCATGCCCGCTTTGCGCCACTCGTCGATCCGACCCTTGCAGTCGGGGGCGGGGCATTCGTACCAGCAGTCCAGTTCGTCGGCGGGTCCCCGGGGATCGCCAGTCCACCGCAGGCATTCCCACCTGAGCACCTGCGAACGGCCGCAGAGCGGGCACGGCACGTGGTATTCACCCTGCGACGAACCGAGCCACATCTGCCAGATCGGGCCCGATTCGACGGTTGGCGACGAGGTCCAGAGGTGCTTAGCGGTAGCGCCGTAGGACGTCGTGCGGCGAGGCAGCAGTCCGTGGGCTGGCCCCTCTTTCCCCGCGGATGGCTCCTCGCGGTCAACCTCGTCCTGCCAGGTGTTCTTGACTGTGTGGGCCGCCAGATCGTCGGGAGCGTGGGTCCCGCAACAGAACAGGAACCCGCCGTCGTATTGCTTCAACTGCACAGTGTTCGCTTTGGACCGCGACCGCGGAGGGGCAACGCGGCCGACGAGGCATGGCAGCGTCCAGAGGGGATCGATTCGCTGGCGGACGAACTGGCGAACGCTCTCCAACTTCGGCCGGACGTGCATGAACTCGTGGTCGGAGTAGTAAATCACGTAGATCAGCCACGCCAGGCCGAGCGCCGTCTTGAAGGTCTGCGTCCCCGCAATCGCAGTGACGTTTCGAACGGGGCTGCCGATGGACAGGCAGTGCATGATTTCGATGACGTAGGGCGTCAGGCTGGGGTCGTACCGTCCGCCCTTGAAGATCGGAGACTCCAGGAATCGCCGGGCGAACTCGTCCAAGGGGAGCACCTTCGGGGGACACAGGCCGCGGTAGAACGACGCGACGATAGGCGCAAGATCGCTCACGTAGTCGGCTCCGAATCGAGGCCGGCAAGGGTCGCGCGCAGGGCGGTGTCCAGAATCGGGATTGCCGCGGCCACCGCGCGCCCGTCGTCCATCTCCCTGCGGAAGACCACGAGGAGGTCCGGGACGACACGTGCCGGCAGGGCCAGAAGGAGGTCCCGCAAGCGGCGGCCCTCGGCAAACCAGGCGCGGGAAACGTCCTGAGCGTTGACGTAGGTGCCCTTCAGCGCGGCCAACTCGATCGCCTCGCGCTCCTTTCGCATGCTCATCCGGTCCAACTGGACGCGGTTCATGGTGCGTGTGCCGGCTCGCTTCGGGCCGTCTTGGCTCGGTCGCTTCGTGCCAGGCCGAGGGCCCTTGCCCTTGCGTTGGTTGGTGCGCTCCAACCACTGCGCATCGGCCGCGGCGTAGTCGCCTGACAGGATGACGGGGAGGTCCACGCGCCCCTCGTCGATCGCCTTGTCGACGGCGCGGCGGGTTCCGCCGGGTAGGCTGGCGGCGCGACGGTGTCCAACGTACCCGAGGCGGCTGCCGGCAGATCGCCTACTCACTTTCGACCCCTGTTGCTAGGATTTTGGACCGCCACGCGGTACCCGATCGATCCACCCCCCTGCGGAAGGACCCAACCGTGGCCCCACCCCCCCCCTAGCCCAGCAGGCGCGGTCGCCGTCATTCAAGCCCATCGCCACGATTTGCGGGTCAACACACGCTCCGCGGTGGCTTCCGAGACACCGAAGCGGCGCGCCAACGACCCAGGGCCAACGATGCCGGGTTGGTAGAGCGCCCGCATCTCGCGCACGTCCTGCAGGGTCAGTTTTCGCTTGGCTTTGACGATGACCGCTTCGACTTGCCGCGCTGTTTCTCCACGGGACTCGCGACACCGATACGACGTGCCCACGCGCTCCTTGTCCATGGCGTTCTCCTTCGCCGTGCCCCACTCCAGGTTGTCCAGGTGGTTGTTCGTCTTGCAGCCATCGATGTGCCGCACCTGAAGGTCGGCCCGGTCACCCGTGAACGCACCCAGCACGACCCGGTGTAGGGATTGCATCCGAGGACCACGCTCGCCCTGCAGGTTGATGTTGATGTAGCCCTTCGTACTCGGGCTGCCGGATAGCAGGCGCCCGGTTGTGAGATTCCTCACGCGCCCCAAACTCGACACTTTGTACCTGGAAAACCCGGGGATCTGTGCCCACCGTTCGTCCATTCTCACGCTCCTTTGTCCACGGCCACTTTCTTACCCAGCTTCGTAGCCTTTCTGGCACACCTTGGTCCGCAGCATCGGTTGCCTTCTGGCATCGCGGTTCCGCAGAACGGGCATGGCACCATCGCCCGAAGGGAGTTGACCTCGCGCTGCTCGGCGCGCTTGCGACGCCGGTACTTGCAGTACTTCGCCAGCTCGGCCGCGGATGACTTCCGGTCCTGCAGGAGGGCGATGGTCGCATTCGTGTGCCAGAAGCATTGCTCTTTCCGTGCCGCGTCTCGCCGCACCCAGACGATCAGGAACTCCGTGTCGCCGTTCTGTCGGGTCCTGGAGCACTCATCCATCCATGCTGGGGTGTGCGTGTCCACGTCCATCTCGCTACGTGTACAGGTCACGTACCCGACGTCATCCCCACGTCCGACTCGGAAGTGGCCGCACTTGGCGCAGCAGAGGGTTGGGGGATCGAACACGCGATTGACCATCAGTGGCGGCCCTCCCGAGTCGAACCGTATCGCTCGAACTCCAGGGCCAGTTTGCGTCTGATCGCCTCACCTGTTCGGCAGCGGCAGCACGGGTGCTGAATGCGCCCCATCGCCGTCGCGCTGACGTAGCCCTCCACGCATTCACCGATGGTTGTGTCGATATTCCGGCGGTCGCAGCGATGCACGGCACCAAGGCGCATCGTCATGCTCCCTCCCCGTACACGTCCTGGTGGCAGGCGGTGTGCATGCGTTCGAACGTCGCTTTGTGCAGCGGGAACGTGTCACCCGGTTTGCCACCCAGGGGCTTCCCGCAGTCGCAGCAGAGGTCGGCCGAGTGGTCGGTCGGCGGCCGAGTCGGAGCGGCCTCCCGAGACTGGCTCAGGATTGCCGGCATCCTGAACCCGTTGCGCGGTTTCGGTGGTCGGTCGGCGTGCGCGATGAACCGGTCGATGTGCGTGCCGTCCCGTAGGACCAGGTCCAAGGAGTCGTAGGTGGTGCCGGCGTCGTTGTCGCCCTGGTTGTACGGGGTGCGCTTGCAGCCGTCGATGGCCTTGCAGCACGCGGCCTCGTCGTAGCCGAGTTTCAGGGCTCGCTCGATGACGCCGCGTCGCTTCGGGTCGAGGTTGGCGCCCGGATGGCCCATGACCTGCTGCCAGTGCTCGAAGACGCGGCGGACGATCGCGCTGGTGGCCTGGGCCTTCCCGGGAACTGGAACTTGAACAGCGGGAGAGGTAACACCGGTCGGCAACGCCGACGACGCCGCAGGCTGGGGCTGGTCCTCACGCGCGATCGTGCGCGGGAGGGGCTTGTTCTTGCTCTTCGGTTCCTCAGTTCCCCGGTTCCCCGGTTCCCCGGTTCCCGCGACGCGCGCGTGGGGCGTAATTTTACTGGCAGTCTCGCGCGAGTCTCGCGAGGGTGTCGCGAGGGTGTCGCGAGAAAAACGCGGAACCTTGGCGTATCCGTCTTGGAACGATACTGGCAATAGTTCCAATACTTCCGTAGGGATTGGAGGAAGGAACGTGCGGCCAGGATGATCAACCCGCTGATGCTCGTGGAAGTGGACGACGGCGGCGAACACGTCCGAGCCGACCTGCCAGGATAGGAGCAGGCCCAGTTCGATCAGTCGCGAAATGACCTTCTTGGCCTCCGCGATCGTCCGATCTTGGTGCTCCCATACGCCACTCCGAAGCGATCCTGCGGACAGCCGGAGCACGCCAGAATCGTCCGCCTCAGACCACGTCCACACGAACGCCAGCCGGACCGCGTCAGTTTCGGCGCCAAGTTTCTCGTCTCCCCAGAACTCGGGTTTCAGGCTGCGAATCCTCATCCCTCAACCTCCCCATGACCGCGAACCACGATCAGTAGTTCGCCCTGGCCGAAGGGGCAGTCGGGGTGTCGCTCGTGCTGTTTGTTGTGAGGATTGATGCAATGCGCCATTCCAAGTCGGCGGCATTCGGGGTTTCCTGAGTCGAGATTCCAATCCAGGTAGGGACATTGGACTGCGATTTGGTCGCAGAAGCCGGCGTCAAGAACGAAGCCGTCTCGTCGCGTAAAAATATTCTTGAAGCGAGGCTCGGGAACGCGGGTAGACTTCATGCGTCAAGACCTCCCTAACAGGTTGAGACCACGCCTCGGGCTGTTTTCGGCAGCGCCGGGGTACATCCACCCTTCGCCGCCCCGTACCCGCTTGTCAAATCTAATCTGCAACATCCGGGCGCAACGGTATCCGATAGTTGCGGCGAAGTGTTGCAGGTTGTTCGATGTAACTATCTGGTTTCGTTGCGTGTCTGTAGATGTACTACATCTAGGGACTAGGCGGTTTTCGCAACGATTGCGGGCCGTTCGGTCGGTTCTCGCGTTGCAGTTGCATGCGCCGTTGCAGGGCTGTCCAGCATCGCGTCCATCCGGTCGACCGACGACACCATCCGGGCCGTGGAGACGTGGATGTACATCTTCGCCGTGAAGTCGCACGACTTGTGCCCCAGGATGCGACTGCACTCGACGAGGGAGCCGCCCGACTCCAGGTACAGGCTGGCGAACGTGTGCCGCAGGGCGTGGAATGTGACCCGCCGGATGTCCGCAGCCTTGCAAACTCGCGCCGTTGCGGTCAGGAGTTGGTTGCGCGTCGGGCGCCGTGCGGGGTTGGCATCCGGGACGATCGGCGCGGGCGGGTCCAGCGCTTCGCCCAACGCTCCCAGGAGCGACTTTGACACCGGCACGGTCCGGTTGTGCCCACCTTTGGGCTTCCAGGTGCCGTAGGCCCTGATTTCGAGGGTGCGGCGCGTCGTGTCCAGGTCCATCCACCGGACATGCGTCGCCTCGTCGACCCGAAGGCCCGCCCGTGCGGCCAACAGGCATGCGAACCGAATCCAGTCCGGCTCCGCGTCCAGGGCCTGGAGGAAGCGCCGCAGTTCGTCCGCGCGCAGCCATTCGACCGCTGGCGCATCCGGGTAGCGGTGCCGGCCGAACACGTCCCGAAGGGGCATCTGGAGCCATCCCCGTTCCACCGCCAGGCGGCAGGCCGACGACAGCAACGCGATCTCGGACCGGACGACGTTCCCGGTGGTTGGGGCGCGCAGGCGGGTTTCGATGTAGCGCGAGATTGCCTGCCGGGTCAGCGCCTTCGGCTGGACCTCGCCCAAGGCCGCCTTCAGGCGTATAGCTCGGGTACGATACGCCTCCGCGCTCGCCGGGACGATGTTGTGCCGCTCCGAGATTGCGGTGTCCAGCAGGGTTGCGATCGTGCGTGGGGGTTCGCTGCATGTCAGCGCCCCCGCCTGGACTTGCTGCGCGACGAGTTCTGCGCGGCGTCGGGCTGCGGCTTCGTCCGGGCACGTTTCAATAGCGCGGCCGTTGCTGCCTGGTCCTGTGCGGAGGATGACCCGCCACCGGCCTCCCCAGCAGGCGACACGAACGCTTGCGGTAGACAATCTACAACCCCATCGGGACCGGCGGCGATGCTAACCTCTGTCCGGCAGCGCCGTCCACAGGTGCAGCGAATATACACGGGAATCCGGTACGTCACTTGTCGCCCCCGTTGTCCCCGATGAGTCCTCGTGTCGC